CCCGATGCGCTAAAGCTGACGGGTAGCCCCGATGCGCTAAAGCCCCGATGCGCTAAGTGTAATCTAACCCCATTCTAGATGGTTCTTATACTCGCAATATGTTTACTTCTTTTTGCTGTTTTCATGATGATACAACAAGAAGGATTTGATACGCAGACCTGTAAAAGTATAGGCGACAAAGTTGCGTGTATAAATACAGCAGACTGCAATTGGCTTGAACCTGAGAAAAAATGCTCAGCATGTTCTGAGCTAACAAGCTGCGATTTGTGTTTAACAACGGATAAATGTGGCTGGTGCAAAGATTCAAACAAGTGCGTTATGACAGACAGAAATGGATTTCCCGTTGGAAAGGCCTGCTCTAATGCAAATTACGTAGGTTCCGCTAGCCAGTGCCCCAGTGCACGGGCAAAACAGCCCTCCATTTCTTTCACCTCCCCTACGGCTATGGAAGCAGAAATCTTCAATGCAAATCTTCCTGTTCTCACCTATACCCAAAGAAATGCAAATTCCTGCTCAACGGAGACTGTTGTTTCAAATGTGAAGAAAGTACTTGATTCGAGTATAAAAGGAACAGTGCGTGCCGAACTTACGAGAAACAATATCGAAGTTGTTGAAGGCTTTACTCAAGACGACAATCTTGCCTTAGCTGCAATGGCCTCCATCACGGATGATGTCCGAGCCACTACCCGCAAGTCTCTCTGTGCGAATGCGACGGATTCATCGGGCTGCAGAGAAAGGCCCGCTTGCAAGTGGGACGGGGCGAACTGCAAATCTAAATAGACCGAATGAACTCCCACTTCAGATCAGAACAAATCTTCTGCCAGATCTTATCTTGCACATAGAGTTTGTCGCGGTTTTTCAGCAAAGGGAAGGAGGGTAGATACTCGTCGAGTTCCAGAAGCTCACAGAATTTGTAGAGAACATAGGAATACGAAAGGAAATTGCTGCGGCCCTCTGGACAATGCTTCTGGAAGGAAGGCTGGATCTCCTTGAACATGTATCGCAGCTTCTCTTCAACCTCGCGCGACATCACGGGCGCATTTTGTCCATTGAGACGATTGAGGATATGGGGCACGTGCTCATAATACTTGTTGAACTTCATCTTCTTTAGAATCTCACGGATCTTACTCGCTTTCAACATACGTGTATCATTGATTCTCTCCTTCTTGAGCTCATCCAAAATGCATTCATATACATCATTTGGAATCTCAGTACTCTCCTTTGCCTGGAACTGGGCAATCCATTCATTGAAATGGTTGATTCGTTTGTACGCGTAGTAGGAGACCTCGCGCGGTGGGTCCTTGTAACTCGGCTTATCCGAATCAATAAGAACAAAATCCTGGTATCCGCATTTTGTGCAGGTGAAGAGGGCCTCATTTGTACTGAAGATCATCTCGACTTCACAATAAGGACATTCTCCATAAGGATCATTAATAGTATCAGTAACTTGGCGAGAATACTCAGGATCAATCTTTTGAATATAAGCCTCCAGCAACTTATCTCTCTGAAGAATCTCCTTTGAACCAGGTTCTACGGTACGTACCTCTCCCTCAGATTCTGCAGCCTGCTGTAAGGCAAAAAGAATATCACCTTGTTTTTGTTTTGTGGGCTGGGCCTTACGAAACCCCTCTGCACCACTATTAATCTTTTCCTGGATATTATAATACTGGTACAGATATTCACTTGTGTTCAGATAGTAATCATACATTTCATTATTACCACCCCTTCTCTGAATTTCTGTGCCAAGATCTTTTACCTGTTGTTCGATAATTTCACGGTGAAGATCATCTTGAAGTACAGAGAGATCGGACTGAAGCTTCTCTCGCCTTTCCGTTAACTGTGTAACTTCCGCCTCACGCTCACGAATCTGATTGATTTGCACCTGATGTAGTGCATCTAGTGTAGTTCTGGATTCTGGATTACTCCGTTTTGTTGGACGGATTTTAAAAAAGGCAGTTTCTACTGGCATTTACTGTCTGGACTATCCTTTCCATGTTTAAGCATGGGCTTCTAATAATGCGCGTTCAAAGTAATTTACAGATCACATCGGGTAGATTTTTTTCCGTCCGCAAAAAGTTTCCTTTTTTCGCATTTCCGGCACTTTCCATTTTTTTTTCTCCATAAGGGATATAAAATGACAGGTGGTGGTCTTATGCAGCTCGTAGCCTATGGCGCGCAGGATGTTTACCTTACTGGCAACCCGCAGATCACCTTCTTCAAGGTCGTCTACCGTCGCCACACCAACTTCGCCATGGAGTCCATCGAGAACCCGTTCAACGGCTCTCCTGGCTTCGGCAAGCGTGTGACGTGCACGATCCAGCGCAACGGCGACTTGATCCACCGCATCTACCTCCAGGCCACCCTGCCTAAGGTTTCCCTCCTCGCCTCTGACGGCTCTGGTGCCCAGTTCCGCTGGCTCAACTGGGTTGGTCACAACCTCGTTAAGAGCGTCGAGCTCGAGATCGGCGGCCAGCGCATCGACAAGCACTACGGACAGTGGCTCCACATCTGGAACGAGCTCACCCAGGAGGCTGGCAAGCAGGCCGGCTATGCCAAGATGGTTGGCAACGTCCCCCAGCTCACCAACCTCCTCGTCCAGGGCGGTGAGCCGTGCGACGACGACTGCCAGGGTGGCGAGCCCAACAGCTCCCCCGAGGTGCTCAACTGCGCCCCGGACTACACGCTGTACATCCCGCTCCAGTTCTGGTTCTGCCGCAACCCTGGTCTTGCGCTCCCGCTGATCGCGCTCCAGTACCACGAGGTCCGCATCAACCTCGAGTTCCAGGACATCCGCAACCTCTGCTTCGACATCACCCCGCAGATCTCGACCAACCTCCACACGATCCGCGACCGTGTCTCTGGCCAGAACCTCACGGCTGCCTCTCTCTATGTCGACTACATCTACCTCGACACGGACGAGCGCCGCAAGTTCGCCCAGGTAAGTCACGAGTACCTGATCGAGACCCTCCAGTTCACTGGCGGTGAGTCCATCACGAGCTCAGCCAACAAGCTCAAGCTCAACTTCAACCACCCGTGCAAGGAGCTTGTTTGGGTTGTCCAGCGCGACTCCTATGTCGCGTGCGACGATGCGACCATCAACCCTTGGAAGGGCCAGCAGCCGTTCAACTTCAGCGACTGGTGGGACCGGTCTGTCCTCGAGTCTGGCTACTCAGTCACGCGCTTCGAGGGCATGGCGGGCAAGAACCCGGTTGTTACGGCGCTCCTCCAGCTCAACGGCCACGACAGATTCCAGGTTCGCGAGGGACGCTACTTCAACGAGGTCCAGCCGTTCCAGCACCACACCAACGTGCCGGCTGTTGGTATCAACGTCTACTCGTTCGCCCTCCAGCCCGAGCAGCACCAGCCCAGCGGCACGTGCAACTTATCGCGTATCGATAACACCACGCTGCTGCTGACGGTCTCCAACAACGCGGTTGGCACGGCCCTCTCCTCAACTGTCTACATCTACGCCACGAACTACAACGTTCTCCGCGTAATGAGTGGCATGGGCGGACTCGCGTATTCAAATTAGTAAAAGCCGTACTCCAATTAGTAATCCTCCGGTAAAACGGAGTAGGTTAAAATTGAAAAAAAACATATTCCTCTTCCTAGTAGGAAAAGAAATATGGAAACATGTAATGCTGTTATGGAGCAGGGAGAGAAGAAGGGACAACGTTGTTGGAGGCCTATTGCAGAGCATGGATTCTGTGGAAAACATCAGAAACAGGCCCTTCTTACTATAGCTAAAAATAATAAAAAGAAAAAGTGTTTAACTCATCGATGCTTATCGTTAGTAGAAGAAACTTCTCTAGAACTATATTGTACCGCTTGTATAGAAAAGAAAGAGGAGAAAAAGAAGAACGCCATGCTCTGCATTGCTATTATTCAACAGAATGATAATAAAGGAAAACAGTGTGATAAGATTGCATCTATTGGCAAGTACTGTGGAAAGCATAGTGAAAGAAACATATTACTAGAGGAATCAGCTAAAAATGGAATACGTATATGTGACGAAGGGAAAAGAAGTTGCAAAAATGAAACTAAAGATGGTAAACTTAAATGCGAAGAGTGTCTCAAGAAAACAAGAACTCTTGAGAGAAAAGAATACCAGGAGCGTCAACTTACACCTGATATGTGTTTAGGATGCGGTATAACAATGCTCGAATCAACCGAGGGATTTCGTAATGATATAGTAAAAAGATGTAAAGAGTGTTATATAAAACTGAGAGAGACAGAAGAAAAGAGGGAGCGAGAGGAAAGAGATTATAATAAAGAACGCAAAGCAAATATTACGAAACACTATGATGAATATGTAAGGGGAGCAATGAAAAAGAATTTACAATTTAATTTAACTGCAGAACAATTTATTACACTTGTAAACTCTCATTGTTATTATTGTGATGAATATGATGAAGCAAGAGTAATTGGCATAGATCGTGTTGATTCAGAATGTGGATATCTTATTGATAACGTCGTACCTTGCTGTGCAATATGTAATAGAATGAAAAGTGATTTAGAAAAGGGTGATTTCCTAAATCATATTTGTAAGATTTATCTACATTCATTTACAAATGAAACAAAAGATACTCCTATGCCACAAGAGAAGGGGAGTTATATTCGTCCTCAGAAAATTCTTGAACTCTATAAGAATAAAAAAATATCAGAGTATATCGAGCTATGCAAGAAAGATGAAAGGTCTATCTTGTTTATAGAGAAAATAGAGAAACTGAGTACTTCTATATTGAGAGAGCATGAATGTTTATCACTTATAAAAAGTGCACTAAGATCTGATACAAACAGTAGAGTACTTACAAACAAGAATGAAAGGCGGCGTATACCGAGAAAAGAACTCTTTGATTATCTTGAAAATAATAAACCCAACGAGTTTATTAAATTATATGAAAGTGTACATGGTAAGGTTGAAGGATTTAATAAGGAAGTAAATGAATTAGCGGCGAACTGGACTAAATATGATGATAAATATGAAGAATTTAATAGACTTCTTATAAAGTATCAAAACAAGAGGAAGAATTGTTAATATGAATCCATGCACCAATCTAAACCAACCCAACTATTCTACTACAATGGATCTATTGATAGACTAGTACATTTAGACTGTTCTTTATGATGGATTATCTTCACCAGGTATTACATTGTTTACAACATCTTCTTCATCGGGCATTGCCATCATAATTTCATCACACCAATTATCAAAGTCATCAAGTTGTTCTGATAAAAACTCTTCAGTAAAATCAAGAACGTTCTTGAGACTGGCATTTTTCTTCATTTTCATAAAAGCACATATTGCAAAAATAATATTTTTACCGGCAAAATATAGCCGCGATTCAATCTCAGAATTCATATATTCGCTAAACTGTTCCTTAAATTCGTGCTGATAAGCATAACTCATATCTGCTTCACAGCTTAACCACATATCAAACATATGATCCCAATTATGAGAAATACAATCCTTACATCTCTTAATAAGAGCCGCTCTAACTAATTTAAACTTCTCCTGATACCCCATATGATTTATGAAAGACCGCTCAGTTTAGGCGAGCTTCGAAATTTGCTTGTAGTTGGATCTATTATTTCTACTTTGTAAATTTAAAGATTAATCTATTATATAGTTATAAAGTAGAAATGCCTAGAAACCAAAAGCCCGCAAAGACACCTCTTGCAATACAGACAACCCAAAACCAAGTACAAGTAAAACCGCAAGAGACAATACAAAAGCCCGGTCTTTTACCCTCATTAGGTGCATCAATGATGCACGGAGTTGCTGTTGGAAGCGGTAGCGGTCTCGCCCACGCTGTTATCAATAGATTTTTCAATAGCGTTCAAGAGAAACCTGAGTATTCAAGATGCTTAGAAATAACAAAGGACAACTATGAAGCATGTGAACATTTAAAAATGTAATAACTGCTTGAATATAAATCATCCAGCCTTCCTGGGCCGCAGAACACGCCCCTCAATCACAGCAGGAATCGGTGCCTCAGGCTCCCCTGTAATCCATGAAACACCCTTTCCAATTGCGCCGACGATAGAGAAGAGAAACGCTATCATCATCGCACCATATAGACTCTGGGTGTGCTGGATCAGACTCATCAGAATCTGACAGAATGTACTATCCATGACAACGAGGCTCTGGATAAATCCCCAGACACCTTGTGGTGCACAGAAACAGACATAGACGTGTGTTGCCGACCATGCAACAAAGCCAATTCCAATTGCAGCTGTGAAGCCATAACAGCCTAGCACAGAACAGGTCCTCTTCGCCAACTCCATACAGTTTGGAGTTTGTACCAACCTATCAAATTTTCGAAGCATGGGTCTAAAAAATAATGACGTATCAGTCTAATGAACCGCCACGAGTCCGAGGAAGAAGTTCCCCTCACAGATCTACCGAAGGAGGGCTGCCCCTGCTGTAAACGTCTAGAAACAAAAATTGTTGATCATTTTACAAGACATAGAAGAGAGTATGAGGAGAATTTTATCACGGGTGGCTGGATTTTACTACTCATGTGTTTCGTACTTGTCTCTGGTATTATACTCTATTTCACCATCCAAGCATTTTTTAAATATTTATATCATATCTAAAGTTTATTCGTAATGGCATAATAAATTGCAAATCCAAGCAATATACTGAAGAGTATAAGAATATATAGATATTGAATTTTTTTAGTATTATCTACTTCAGGATCTCCCTCAAGAACAGGGTTCGGAGCTACTCCAATACGCAGAAGGCTCTGTCTGTGGCAGATGGGGCAGTCGTAATCATTCTTATCCTTCATCCACTTATTCCAGCATGCAGGATGAGTATGAAACCTGCAACCGCAGTTTCGAAGAAGCACTGAACTTACAAGAGGCTCTCCATCGACAGAATCCTCTTCTAGGCATATGAAACATGATGGCACGGAGGGAACGAGCGCGTTCAACGAGTTCGTCGAATCAGAGGCCTTCATCTACCGCTTACACTCAAATTTAAGAAAGTTGAGTCTAGACGGTACAGTAGCCACCAATCCGAATTAACTATCAATTTTAGGCGTAAATCTCCTTTTCTTCTGTGTATATCTTGATCTCTTCAAGATACGACTGCCGCCTTTTTGCGTTCTTTTTTTTTTATTGGCCTTACGCCCACCACTATAAGGAGAAAGACTCATTTCGATCGCCCTGTAATCCGTGTGGTCTGCTGTGCCGGCAGTAAAGGGTGGATTTATCTGTATATAATGATCTTGCGGAATCTCATTTCGCAAGACATGTGTAGGAATATCATCGAAGAAGAATACACGATCTGCTAGCCCGCGAACCCCCTTCTTCACCTGCATCATCATAAACTCCACGTCTTGTAGGCGTTTCGGAGGATCAAATATCTGGGGACGATTCATATGTTGCCGAGGCATGATATAATTGAAGGGTGCGGGAGAGGGTGTATTCTCAGGTAGGCCAAGACGCTTCAGAAGTTCAATGCGTACTTTATCAATGTAGATAAGATCGGAATTGTTTGTAAGAAGAAAAATCGCCGAAACGGTTCCTGTGCGTTTTGCATCGATGGCCTTTTGAAGAATACGGAGAGCATTCGGATTCAATGTAATCCTATCGGAATATTCGCCCGATAGGGTGTTATCCATATCCCATACAAGGACTAGCCCTGCCATCTATTTAGAAACCATCTTCTTTTTCCCAAATCAACGAAATGTGTTCCCATTTCGGTAAACTCAGAAGATGATTCACAGCCCAGATTCTTCTCTCCATAGGATGCGACTTCGCGCACTTGCGTGAATGATATTTCCACGCCCACTCGAACTGCAAAGCCTCTACTTGTGTAAGAAATCCCTCTACATGGCATGCTCGTTCCCAGCCACTCTTAATCGCCGTGGTTCTCTTTGCGCCTCCCGAAATCTCACCGTTATGTTGACGCAAACGTCGATCCAGATCAACAGTTGCTCCTACATAGGTTTGCATAGGCAATGTTTTGGTCTGCAGGAGATAACACATCCATCTGTGATCCTCTCCTTCTGACATAATCTCTGGTCTCCAACTAGATTTAAATGGAGGGTGGTGCTGCATTTGCTCCTGGAAGGCCTTCAGATTTACCCAACCTTTCGATTGTAAAGGAGGTTGAACATCTACCTTATTTTCTGGGTGCGGCCCTCTTAATGAATGTGCTGAGCATTGCACTGGCCCGCGGCTACCAGGTGGGAGGAAAGACGCTCAACGATTGGTATGATTCATTTGGATACGAGGCGATCACGGTGGACTTGGTTGGCCTTCTTCTTCTTTTCATTACGGGCCAGGCCATCTACACTCAGTACGTAACTCCTGTCTACGGCTGGAATCCCCTCTATTTTGTTGTGATCCTTGTTCTTTTACAAGTGGCCTACGATCTGGCCCTGTACTATGGCGTGATCAACAATGTTCCTACGGGCCAAAATGCGATGATTGATCTATTCAAGAGATATGTCCAGGAGAATGGAACAACGGCTCTTGCTCGTGATGCGCTTCTTATGATTGGTTCCGTGCTGTGCGCGTTTGGTCTTCTCTCCGTCTCAACGGAGGCTGCGACCTTTGTGTCTCTCCTCGCGGTCTACGCTGTCCCCTATGTTCTCAATCACAAGATGATGGAGAAGAAGACAGTAGCCCCTCCTAAGGAGGAAAAGAAGGAAGAGCCCCAGCAGGGCCAGAGAAATAGCTGGGATCCTCCTGTTCCGCAGGTCCAATCCAGTAAACCTTGGTTATAAGTAGGGAGATGCCATATGTTGGCTTAGTAAATCCAAATGTTACATGTTTTATAAATGCAATTATTCAAATGCTTTATAGAATTCCTGAATTCAAGAATATCGCGATAGATCCAGTAAAGGGATATTTTACAAAGATGGATGCTGCCGAGGCAAAAAGTAGAGCAGAACCGGTTGATCTAGAACTTGGCGAGAAGTCAACCGAATTTGAATGTCCTCTTGACTATGAAAAAGAACAGAAAGGAAAAAAACGCAAACAAAAAGATGCTGCAGAGTTTCTACTCAATTCAATTTTTAATAGAATAGGAAATGAGAATTTAGGATTGTTAAAATTCACAGTAAATACAACATCCTATTGTAAAGATATAGCTGGAACAAAATCTAATGCAAATCCTGTCGGTGAAATTCAGACAATCTTAACTCTTCCAATTTCAACCTGCAATACAGTAGAAAAGTGCATTACCGAATATGGTAAAGAAGAGAATCTTGGAGTAGAAAGTCAATTAGACTCTTGTAAAAAGGTTGCTGGACTTACATCTCATAAAAAAATGGATATTGTTGCAAGTGAATCTCAGAAGTATCTCATAGTACAGTTAAGCAGATTTCAGGTTGATCCTAACACTTATGAAAGCACAAAAATAGTAAAGGATATTGATATAACTCCAGTAATTACTCTTTCTGGAGTACGCTGGGCATTGGAAGGAGCTGTACTTCATACAGGAACTTTGTCCTCTGGGCATTATCGGTATATGTGGAAGGAAGCTACTGGAAACTGGATTCTTTTTAATGATTCTGCAGTAACCACTCTTACCAAAGAAGAAAGAATAGCCGATATACGAACAAATGGATATATTTTAGTCTATAAGAAAATAAATGGCACTCCTAAGAAAACTCGCAAGGCCGTTCGTTTTAATAATGGTGCAAAGAAGCATAATGGAAATCGCGCTACACAAAAGGAGGTTCAGACTAAGAAAACCCTTGTGAAAACACAGAAGGTTCAGATTAAGAAAGCCCCCGTGAATACACAGAAGATTCAGACTAAGAAACCCCTTGTGAAAACACAGAAACACAGTAAATCATTTATTAATAGGCTTCTTACACCAAAAGATAAAGCCGAGTATACAAAATCTATCTACACAAATGATCCTCTTCTTAAAGAGCTCGTCGACAAATATGTGAAGCAATAAAAATGAAGGCCGAGGTGTAGGGTGTGTGCAGTATGCCATTATCTACATATCTACATACAGTCGATGTCTCTGCACCCTGCACTGCAGAGATCAAAGCCACCTTTCCTTTCCCTCTTGATCCATTCCAGAAGCATGCAGTGGCCGCGATTGATCGCCATGAGAATGTGCTTGTAACTGCAAAGACAGGATCTGGAAAGACGCTTGTGGGTGAGTATCAGATTACTGCCTCCATGGCGAAGGGGCGGCGTGTCTTCTACACGACTCCTATCAAGTCCCTCTCCAATCAGAAGTTCCATGATCTCAAGCAGATCTGGGGCGACCAAGTTGGCATCCTCACTGGCGATATCAAGTACAAGCCAGATGCACCAATTGTAGTGATGACTACGGAGATTCTCCGCAATCTTCTCTTCAAGTATACAAGCTCCACAAAGAACCTCGGTCTCTCTGCTTCTCTCTCCATCGACGATCTCGATGCAGTTGTGTTTGATGAAGTGCATTATATCAATAACAGGGAGCGTGGACGGGTCTGGGAAGAGACACTCATTCTTCTTCCACCTTCTGTGAATCTTGTTCTCCTGAGTGCAACGATTGATGGGCCCGAGCTCTTTGCCTCCTGGCTCGGCGACTTGAAGAAGAAGGCGATCTACCTCATCTCGACCCAGTACCGCATTGTACCTCTTCGCCATACAGTTCTCTCTGGTACAAACTTTGTGGAGATTATGGACAATAAGGAGAGCTTCTCCCCCCAACTCTATAACTTCTGGTTGAAGGGAAGAGCGGCGACCACAGACCAGTACAAGCAGCACCAGAAACAAGTTGCAAACCGAAGGCAAGGAGGCTATGAGGATCCTGTTGTTCATGGAAGCAAGCGCCCTGTCTCCTATGTGCACCAACTCAATGAGACGATCCAGCTTCTCCATGAGAAGGAACTACTTCCAGCCCTCTTCTTTGTCTTCTCGCGCAAGTCGTGTGAGACATTTGCAAACAAGGTCCAGGGAACTCTTCTTACGCCGACGGAGGCTGCCTCGGTAAAGCACATTGTCGACTTTCACCTCCATCGGTATCCTGCAGTCTACAACACGACCAAGCAGTACTTCACACTCCGTGCTCTTCTTGAAAGAGGCGTCGCCTTTCACCACAGCGGCCTTCTTCCTCTTCTGAAGGAGATCATTGAGATCCTCTTCACAAAGGGGCTGGTAAAGGTCCTGTTTGCCACGGAGACCTTTGCGGTTGGAATTAACATGCCGACAAAGACCGTTGTCTTCACTGGCTTTCAGAAATACGATGATGAGACAAATGGTCTCCGCATGCTTTACACAGATGAGTATATCCAGATGGCAGGTCGTGCAGGTCGCCGAGGAAAGGACACAGAGGGCCTCATTGTCTATCTTCCTGAGAGGGATCCCGTTGGTGTTGCAGACTTAGAATCTATGATGAAGGGAAAGAAATCAACCTTCATCTCACGTATGAATTTCCACTATGATTTCATTCTCAAGACGGTTCACTCGGGAAATACCGACTGGATTCGTCTGATGTCTGAGAGCTACTGGTTTCAGCAGCACATGAAGCGGACTGAAGCTGGGGAGCGCTGGGTCGCTGAGGCCGAGCAGAAGATCAAGGATCTTGCATTCACTCCTGAACTCCTGGAAGCAATGGAAGAAAAGGAGTCTTTGGAGAACACGTTCAAGACGACGGTGAATGCGGCACGCAAGAAGGCGCAGCAGGCCCTCGAGGCCTGGAAGAATACGCATGTGGGGCCCGTCTACATAAAGGCATTAGCTACCTTCAAGACGCTCAAGGACTATGAGGCTGATCTTCGCAGAGCACAAGAGAATCTCTATTCTCTGCAAGCCTACAAGGAGACGCTGTATCCGATGTTCTATGTTCTGAAGGAACTTGGATTTCTGGGGGCCTTTGAGGATCCGTGCGAAACCACATCGTCTCATCTCACACCTCTAGGAACACTTGCAACGGAACTCAATGAGGGCAATCCTCTTCTGATGAGCTACGCATTCCAGAATAAGATTTGCTCGAAGCTCACAGGAGAGGAGATTCTCTGCTTCCTGTGCGCTTTCATGCAGGAGAGATCGGAGGGTGCACCTTCCTTGGCTTCTCTCCAGATTCCCTCCGCGGTAAAGGATGCCCTCTATGAACTGGACACGTCGGTGGATGTCTTTCTCTCCGCCGAAAAAAAGTTCGGAGTTGTCTCTCCTCACGACTACTGGAGCCTCAACAGTATGTGGATTGAGCCCGTGTGGCGCTGGATCCAAGGGGACAACATCTCAGCGATTTGCGAGACGTACGAGATTTACGAAGGCAATTTCATGAGAACGGTACTGAAGGTTGCTAATCTTTTGGAGGAGTGGACGTCGATGGCCACCTTCACACAGTCGGTGGAGGAGCTGGCGAAGTTGGAGGGACTTCAAGCCAAGCTGGTGCGTGATGCGGCGATCCCTGAGAGCCTCTATCTCAAGCTTTAGAACGGCGTGTCTTTCCCTTAGTGCGGCGAGTCTTTCCCTTCGTGCGGCGAGTCCTTCTTGTTTTACGCCCGCCCCTCTTCCACCCCCACCAACTACGTGAGGCGGCCGCAGGAGGGACTTGCATGCTTGTGGCACGGCCCTGGTATTCCTTCTCGGCCTCTTCCCTACCACGGCGTATCATCATAGCATTTCTCCTCTTTTGTTCATCAATAGAAGTAATCATCATTTTTAATGATAATTCATCCATCTTCTTCTGCTCCTCGACTGTGGGCGCATTTTCCAATACTGGTATTTCTTTAAGTTGAGTTAAGTCAGAACTTAATCCTTCAATATCCTTCATATCATACTCGGGTACAAAAGTTTTTTTACCAGTTTCTGTTTTAGTAAACTTGTAAAATATACCATTAAGTTTCTTAATTTCATAATTACCACCTAAATTATAGTTGTAACTTTTTACAAAATTAACTACTGATTGCATACTTCTTTATAATATATAATAAGAAATTAAAAAAACTCGAATTCTCAAATCAGTCGCAACGGTACACAACCCTCTTCTTCCATGAATAAGATCCCCGCTGAGGAGATGCATGGAATGCGATGTGGACGCGTGTACCTGCTTCATATAGGCGATCGACCGGGCAACGAATAATCTTTTTCCATGCTGCAACATACACGCAAACTCGTGTATCTTTCATCTCAACAACAACACCCTCCTGACCTTTCTTGTCTCCCAGAAGAATACAGGTGGCAAACAGACGATCCCGCTCGTACGCCTTTCCTTTTTTGTCCAGCAAGTTCAGTGTCGTCGCAAAGGCCTTCCATGGTTGGTGCCCCAGAACTCCTTTGAGAACCCCCTGGTTCAGAACATCTGCATATCTGCGAATGGGAGAGGAGGCGTGGCAGTAAGCGCCCTTCTGAAGTCCCCAGTGCTGTGCATTTGTATCTGCAACGGAGTAGACCGCAGCAGGATACGCCAGTTCTTTTGCAGGGAGGCCAAGCGACTCCATCAGGCTAAGACGTTCTGCATTGGGTGCATCGTGCGTTCTAAGAAGGCCTTTTCCTGCGGCCACGAGCCGATTTGCTGCCTCTGTGTTGTAGAGGATCATGAAGGCCTCTACCCACTTGTGTGAATCACCCGTTGGCCCTACTAATGATTCTGCAATGGACTGTAGAACACCCATATCAACCTCTTTCGCACCATAACACGACTCATAAGTATACGAGGCGGTGTTTACAATCACAGTCTCTTTCCAAAAGAATTTGCTCAGAGTTTTTCCATCCCATGTGCAAATAAGACTAAGGGTAAATCTCTCCTTTCCAGGGAGAAGTGAGAAGAGATCCTCTGAAAGCGCAGCTGGAAAGAGAGGACGAATGGCGCGCCCATCACTGTAGAGGGTCTGTCCAATTCTCTCTGCAAAGGCGAGTTTGGGATTCAGAGCTACATAGGCCGCGACATCTGCAATACTAATCGCAAGACGCCACTGGCCTCCTTCCATCCAGAGTGAAACCACATCATCAATATCTTTGCAACCTGGAGGATCAATATTAATTGTGGGTACCGAGAGTATGATGCGCCCTTCTTTGGATGGATGCGCAAGATTATCAGGTATCCTCTTATTCGTCCAGCTCCATGGAGAGTACTGATAGGCAATGGCCTCCATCTCTGTGGCAAAGTCGCCGCACTCTCCAAGAATCATCTGGAGGCCGCCGCGAGGAAAGGTTGCTCCATAAGGCCAGTTTTCAAAGGCGGCAAGAGCCAACTTGTTTGTACGTGTCGTTTCCTTCGATGCAACCAACATGGGAGGATACGAATCATCGAGCGGTTTGAATAAGTAGAGGGGAACTCCTCTTCCAGTGAAGCCATAGCGAACCTTCGTATTGAGTTCTAAGACTCCAACAAGAGGTGGATGCTCAACTCTCTCAACCAGGGCGCAGCCCGTCTCTGTAGGCTTTACGAAATCTCCTGGGAGGCATTGGCCTGTGTAAGTAGCCCCTGAAAACTCCCGTATAATCTCTCCATCTTCTTCAATGCTAAAGTGAATATAATCTTTTGTACGGAGCATGGTTATTTATCTACCCAAAGGCCATGAATCAAATTTTTCGACTGCAAGAGTATTGCCTAAAGGCCGCAACAGAAGATGAAAAAGAATGTCGCTCTATGATGTTGTCATCCCGCTAGGCCCGAAGGACGAAGATATTATTCAGAGATGCGTAACCTCTGTGCGTAAGCATGTTGTGGGTGCACGCTATATCTTTGTAATTGCGCACAAGAAGATGGATATCTCGGGAGCAGCTGTGCTCGATGAGTCCCTCTTTCCTTTTAGTCGCCAGATCTGCGCAGAGAAGACATCTGTCGCACGCGGTGGCTGGTATCTCCAGCAGCTCCTCAAGTTCTATGCACCTCTTCTCATTAGCGACATTATGGAAAATGTTCTTATCGTAGATGCAGACACTGTTTTCCAGAAGAGAACACGCTTCACGGAAAACGGAAAGACTTTAGTGGATAAAACAATGATAGAGCTGCACCAACCCTATTTTGATCACATGGCCCGTCTTCATCCGAGCTTCACTGCGTGGAAGAGAATGAACTCTGGAATCACAAATGTAATGGTGTTTAATCGCACAATCTTATTTGAGATGATGAAGAAGGTAGAGGATCTTCATAAGAAGCACTTTTGGGAAGCCTATCTTGATTGTGTAACAGAAAAAGAGAAGTCGGGTGCTGCAGATTATGAGGTGTACTTTCACTATCTAATGAATAATCACGCAGACAAGGTTCGTCTTCGTCCTCTGCAGTGGACGAATGATGGCCAGAGGGCTGCTATACCCACAGGAGACTGGCACTATCAGTCCTATCACTGGCATATTCAGAAGGCGCTGCCGCCCCGCTCATCACGACTACGCTAGTAGGTAATGCTTTCGGCAAAGAGCATCATAGGATCCTGCCGCACCCACTGAGATAACAGAGGTCTCCTTACTCGTTCTGTGCGTGAAAAGCGCGGGTGTTCCATCGCCACAGAGACGACAGAGGGCTGTGAGCTTTGTGATCCGGTCGCAGAAGGGAATGAGTTCAAGCGTGTGGCCAAAGGGTTTGCGGTTGAAATCGCCACTGAGGCCAACGACAACTACATGCTTTCCCTCGGCCTCCACTGCATGTAGAACAAAGGCTACCAGGTCTTCAAAGAACTGCGACTCTTCAATAAGAATTAGCTTTGAGTCCGCGTAGGCAGGATGTGCATCGGCCTCTCCTAAATATGACACGGCAACTGCATCGTGGCGCCCATGATTATGGCTATGAATTGCATCCTTCTCATAGCGCGTATCGAGCCTGGAGGTGAGCGTTAGAATTTTCCATCCAATGGCTTCATATTTGCTAATCAGTGAGAGCAAATACGAGGACTTCCCCGCATACATCGGGCCAATAATCAGTTCGAGGGACATACACCTCCATCGAAAAAGGTATGTTTCATTTTTAGTCACGACATTAGCGCCCGGTGGAACCAAAGCCACCCGTGCCTCGCACCGTCTGAGAGAGGGAGTTCACCACCATAACACTCGCAATGTGCCCCATATCTGGAGCTACGATCTGGAAGTAGCGATCACCCTTGAGGTGATTCTCTGCAGACATCGTCTTATTAAAGAGAATCTGGTTTGAGATAGCAATTGGCGCCATTAGAGTACCGCGATACGACTTATCGATAACGCCCTGTGAATTTGCCATAACAAAGCCACTCTTCATAATGGAGGAGCGCGGGCAGAGCCAGTAATGCACATCCTCTTCTGAACCATCCTTGTTCACTCGCACCATTCGTGCAGAGGTACCGAGGTCGAGAAGCTGTGCCTTTGAATTGAAGTCCATATTCTCCATCCTGTACTCCTTCACCACGAAGAGGTCGACGCCAGCATTCTCATCCGACCGATTCAGAGTCGACGAATAAAAGATGCGACCCTCCTCGGTAGGCAGAAGCTCAAGACGGTATGTATGGGACATCTCTAGCTATAAAGCAGCTAAGCGAGGAGTCAATTTTACTACCATATGAACTTAAAAATAAGGAAGCTCAAAGAGCTTCCTTACTCATCGGTTAGTTCGTCGTAAGTGCTGGCTGTGCCAGCCATCCCTTAGGGTAGGACATAAAAATTAAGGAAGTTTTAACTTCCTTAATTTTTAGTCACGACGTCAAGGGGCTAAAACCGAGTCTATTTACACCGGTAGATATGGCAGAGATTACTCTCCCCGTTTCCCTTGGGGAAGCACTTGATAAACTCACGATCCTAGAGATTAAAAAGAGCAAAATCGCCGACGAGAGAAAAGCTGACTGTGAAAAGGAATATGATGTCCTTGATCAAAGCCTTGCAAAGTACCGTGAACAATACGCCTATTTTTACAAGCTTCTTTTCGAGATTAATCTTGCAATTTGGGAATTACAGGATCTCTTCCACGGAAAGGAGGTAACAGCGGAACAAGGTGCGGCCATTTGCAAGAAGATTCTTGATGAAAATGATCGCCGATTCCGCGTAAAGTCAAAACTGAATCACGCTGCTTCTTC